TAACCTTTCCACCAGATATTGTTGCAGTTGCCGTTGCTTTAAATGTTGATCCTATTCCAAATGGACTTTGTATTGTTACTGAAGGAGCACTTTCATATCCAATTCCATCATTATTAATATTAAATGATGTTATAGTTCCAGAAGATGATACATTACATGTTGCGGATGCCGAAACTAAAATATTTCCAGATGTTATTTCTATTTTATTGGTATATACTGATGAAGTATTCTCCGCATCTGAATCGAATAAATTGCGAACAGATTCTACAAATATTTCGGATGAAGCAACTCCAACTCCCACTGTTTGTATAATATTCGTGGATGGTGTAATTAATGGTTCATAAGAATCTCTATCTTTAGAAATCTTATTACCGTTTACAATTTTATCCTCAGTTTGCTTACACCAAATTACAGGTCTAGATACGGATGAATTTATACCAACGCCAGAATATAAACTAGTTAAAACTCGGTCTGATGATATTATATCAGAAATTACTCGTTTTTTCTGTTTTAAATCTGATCTATCACTTGTTATTATTATATCATCTCCAATTTTTATAGTTTCCAGTATATCAATAAATTCAACATCCACTGATGATGTTCCTTTATAGAATAGAATATAAGATTTATCTCCAAATTTTGGAGGTTCATTAAATTGTATAATACTACCACCAACGAAAGTATATGATTGTTCTGGAATTTGTATTACATCATTAATCACAATTAATAATGTTGATTGGATATCAATATTAGAACCTTTTCTAGAGCGAATTGATACAACATCTCCATTTAATCTTAGTGAAAATCTTGTTCTCGATCCATCAAATAATTCGTCAAGAGGATCTAATATATCAATGTCACCAACAGACCATGCGGAAAACTTATCATTGTAAATTTGGTCTACAGTTAGTTGGAATTCCGAAAAAGGTTTTGATGGATCAGTTGAAATTCCTAGTAGATTATCACCATTAGTTGATACAGTTAAAATATCACCCTTTTTGTAACCACTTCCAGAATTGTACAAATCAAATTCTAATATTCTATCTTGACCCATTTCTATGTTAATATATGCATTTGTTCCAATTCCCACGCCGTTTGGTGAACTTGCACTGTATTTTAGTGGTATATTTGAATATGGAAGAGGTGATTCAAAAATAATTGTTGGTGGTGCAAATTCTTTGATTTCTACCGATGTTGCTGATGCTACCTGATATGCCGATGTGCTTGATGTAGATACTAACACTGAAGTTGATCCAATCCCAACAATTTCTACTGTTGGGAAGATAGTTCCTATACCAATATAATCACCAACAACTATACCACTTAAAGATGTTAGTGGTATTATGGTGCTTCCAATAGAAACTATTGAAGATGTGGTTGTAGTATATTTTACTGGGAAATTGGTATATGAAGAACCAGGATTTGTTATATTAATAGCACTAGAGATATATCCTCCAACTGAAGTAGTGAATCCTAGGTGTGTGGGTTCTGATAAAGATCTTGAAGTAACTATTCCAATATCAATTAAAGAGGATTTTGGATCATTTAGAGATACTGTCACACTAGTTGTTGTAGTTATGGCCACATTAACTGTAGATGCAGTTCCAATCAGAATATAATTTGTACCAAATCCAACTATCGATTGATTCTTAATTTGTGATCCAACATTGACAGTATTACTGTTAGAGTATGAAAGTTTTTTGAATAGAGAATTTTTATCTTCAACAAAAATTATTGAAGATCCAATACTGACTGTTTGATTTACTTTTGTCTCCACTTCATATTTTGGAGATTTTCTGTATCCAGAACCATTGTTTCCAACAATAAGACCTTGAATTGTTCCTGATGAAGAAACGACCGCAGTAGCACCTGCAGCAATTAGTGGTTGATATCCAAGTCCACCTGTAGATGAAACGGATACAATAACTCCACCAACAGGAATATCTGTCACATTAATATCAATTGGGTTTTGTTCTGTACCCAATTTGTCAAACAACAGTGAAGTTGTTTGTGAAGTTCCAACAACTCTGTAATTTCCTCTAGGATCAAATATTTCAGTTTTTTGTGGAATCTGGAAGATATCTTTTATTAGAACCACTACATTACTAGTTGATAGTCCAGTTGCGTTTTGTCCACCAACTTTCAATGTAAATTCTTCTTTTACTCCAGTAAATTGATTTGAAATATCATCAAATATGTAGTTTGTGGTATATGTTTCCTCAGTAGATCCTATTGCAGAATTTCTTAAGAATACTCTTCCATGGAAACTTGAACTTGAAGTTATTCCCGTCCAATCAAAATTATCTGGAGATCCATTTGGATCACTCTCTGGAATTTTTCCAAAGGGAGCACTTTCAAAATAAATTTTATTTCCAACAATGTTGTAATTTCCGGAAATCTTAGATACTAAAGAATTCGAAGCGTGTGTTGATATACTGCTTCCCAGAGTATTTCTATCAACCAATAAGGTAGTTGTACTACCAATTCCAACTGCCCTAATCTTTAAAATTTCATTATCAATTTTTATAAAATCTGTAGCAACAAAATCTGTAGTATCATTAACCTCAATTGTAACATCCTTAAGTTGTACATTGGAAGAGAGTGTAGTTGTTGAAGAAGTGGAAACAATTGGAGTTTGAACAATATTATCCAAACAGATCAAAGATTTATTATTTTGATATGTTGATGTCAATTTATGAACTGTTCCGATGCCAACGGAGGTTAATGTTAAAATACTAGGACTAAATCTTAAAGATTCTTCTGCAGTCGCAGATACTTGAATTGATCTTTCATTGAGTTTTACTGCAAATAGTTTGGATGGCAACTTGTCGGTTACTCCTATTCCCGGAATAGTCGTGGTTGCGATTCCTATAGGAGATCCAAAAGTAAAATCATAAGAAATTTCTTCACCAGTATTAAAGTAATGGAAATCGAAATCAAATTGGTTGTCGGTTAAATTAATTACCGAATTGTTGGAACCATTAAAAACTCTTTCAAATATTGGACTATTTTTATGTAAAAGATCGAATTCTTTTTTAATTTCTCTTTCTGTACCAAAATACTCACCTTCAGAAGAAATTATCGAAGTATTTCCAATTTCAATAGTGTCAGTATCAATTAATGGATTTGTTAGTGACTGTGAAATTGTAAAGACTCTTACTTCGAGAGATGTATTTTCTATTGGGGTTACATACAGAGAAACATTTGATCCTACTATAGTGGATCCAAAAGAACATAAATTATCTCCACTTTGTAGTATGCCATATTCAGCAATATAAGTTTCACTTCCATCATTTGCGAGATTAATTTCTGATGTTTGATATCTGTTTCCAATAGTGTCTGCAATTGAAACTACATGATAAGATGAAGCATAAGAACTTGAATATGATGAAATTGTAGTAATTCCCGGAACTGAAGTAGATCCTATTCCACAGAAAGATGAGAATACCTTTGAATTGTCTAATATAGATTCTGAAGATGCTGTTCCGATGGAAGACAGTGATATTGAAGTCGTTGTAACATTAATCGTTGAAGATATTGAAACATTGGCAGTTAAATCAACAACAACCTTTTGTGTTGGACTATCATAATATACATTATAAGTTCCAGTATTTAAAATTGATGCCGAATTGTTATTAGATAGATGGCCATAATCCAAAATGGTAGCATTATAGCTGGTATCCCATAGAATAGTTAATTCATTACATTCGACTAAAGTTTCATCATCGGACTTAAGGGAAATGATTATTTTTGAAGATCTATTAGTTGATGAAATTCCAGCAATAGAAACTGTAGTCGTTCCTATTCCCGCTGAGACTTGTTTCGTATTTGATACTATGGAAGCAATATTTCCAACATTTTGTGTAGAAATTCCTATAGAGTCATTAAGCAAATCGAAATATACGAGTGATACATCAAAATCATTTACTTCAAAGTTTACTGGATAAAATTCCAAACTTCCAATATCTTCCGAAATTGAAACGTCAAAACTTCCGAGTTGATAGAAAGAATCTACAGTTCCATATTCATTTATGAATGCAGAAGTATCATTATTAATTAATGATACAATAGAAAATTGCCTATCTACATCAAATCTCTTGTCTTTTACATAAGCAAAATATTTTCTATAATTTGTCGTTAAAGTGTCAAATGTGTGGACAACACTATATTGGGTTAGTCTAGCACTATTATCAAATTGTGGACTAATATCATCTATTAACAGAACTCTATTTCCTATGGATTCTATGTAATCCTGAATTTCAATATTCTGGAATGTTACTTCGTCGGAAACTGTAATATTTGAAAGTGAATATGCATTTTCCGAAACAATATCAAAATAATTATAGCAATTTAAATCAATATATTCAATAAAATCTGAAACTACAGATACTTCGGAAAGAGTTGGAGATTTTGGAATGATCTGATTTGTGGATCCAATTCCGGTAGATCCAAGTTCAGATTCAATTATTAAATCTCCGAATTTTTTAAATCCAGCAATATGATTCAGTTTACTTACTGAACTTTCCCACTCAGAATATGATTTTTTGGATTTCAGTGAATATGAAAAATATTGATAATAATCATTATCTGGAGTTTTTTGGAATGAATTATTTAAGAATCCACTTTCAGTTTGCCATCCTTCATTAACAACTGCGAATGAATCGACCACATAAGTCGCATCAAAACTATCAACTCTAGATATAGAAGCTATGGAAAATGTTGAATTTCCCCTGATAGTTTCATTTTTCTTAAAATTATCTACTGTAGATACTGTTAAAATTTCATTTACGGGATCCCAATTTTCAACAACTCCCGAGGAAGATGGAGTTTCTACAGTTTCTCCAATAAGATAAGAGTTCTTTTTCAGTTTTATATCGAAGATTGGGAAATATTTTTCCGGAACAACAACGGCAGATTGCGAAAATTCCTCATTGAAAATTCCAGGAACTTCATTATTATTTAAGAAATCTTCAATGTTAAAAGTAATTGATCCGGATCCACCGTAATTTTCGTCAATTTCGGTTAATGTAAATAGTTCATAATTATACTCCCTTGAATCATAACCTTTACCAGTTTGGGAAAATTCAAACTCACCCAAAGAAGTTAAAGTCCCTATACCAACACTCACATTTTCTATCAAAATTTTATCCCCAACCGAGAATGGGAATGGGTTGGAATTTAGAGAAAATCCTACATTTAGGAATACGGTAACATCTTTATTTGAAGAGTTATAAGATATATCTCTAATACTTACTCCATTGGTGTTGTTTACTGGAACTATTCTTGGAGTTTTATTATATAAACCATTACTATTCTTTACAATATCCACAAAAGAATCTTCAAGATTATACTCTAAATTAATTTCTTCTGCTTGTAGGTTAGTTAACCCATCAAAAACAAGTAATTTTGGTGGTAATAGATAATTTTGACCTGGAAATAGTACTTCAATTGTATCAAATGAACTAAAAGGTTCCAATTTTAATAGTTCTGGAAGTTTTGCTGTTGGTCTTAAACTATTATCACAATAAAAATCAGATCCTATATTTTGAATGTTTATCTTATTAACTTTACCAATCGATTTACTTGAGCTGAACAAAATTGGAGTAATTTTATCTTCATCATTATTTGATCTGATGGAAGATATTCCAGGTAAAGATTTATATCCTAAACCTTTATCTTTTATTGTTATAGATGATATTTTTCCAAAGTCCGAATTTGCTCTCAAATAATATTTTATTGTGGAATTGATTTGATTATACTCAAACGGTTTTAGACTTTGTTTAGATGAAATTGTAAAGGTTGTTTTTCCAGTTCCAACAGTTTCGCCAATACCAATAATATTATATAAATCATTATACTTATTTTTTGTAATTGACAACTCATTGAATCCAATTACTTCATTGTCGATAACTAATTCTCTTTTCTCTGTTGGAGCAATACTGAAATTATCAATTTCAAATTTATAATAAACAGTATCTGGCCATGAATCGTTTATTTCAAAAGTTACTTTAGATGTGCTTGTTATTCCAACAGATCCAGATCTGGAAATATTGTAATTTTTAAAACCTTCAGTATTTTCTAATAAATCAGAAAAATTCTTATCTTTATAAAAATTCAGTTTGAATGCCGAATAAGATTGATTATTTCTAACGAATGCTAAAGAACTATCAGAAAGATCAAAAGTTACTGTTTGATTTCTTTCTATTTCAATTTTTGGATTTATTGAATATAATTCACCACCTATAGCGGAAGTTATATCAATTAAATTGGGTATGAAGGAAACTGAATCTGAATAATTTTGAGAAAGTCCAATATTGTCAACATCGGATACAAAAACATAATAAATCTTATCATTAATAAAATTACCCGGAGTTGAAGATTTATATATTACTTTTTGTCCACTATAATACCCATGATTTTCAATATTAATTAAATTATTTTGGACTGAAACATTAGAAGAAGTGAAAGATTTTTTATCGAATACAATTCTTCTATTTGGTGAATTATAGTAAGCTTTGTATGTTACTCCTATACCGGATAGTATTTCTAATCTGACGGAATCAAATTTGTTTAATGAATGACTTTCCTTTAAAATCACATTTATAATATTATTTGAAATGTTCCCTTTATTTTGGGCAGAACTATTTGATGTAAAACTGTGAACAACTCCAGATCCAGTATCAACAAAATACAATAATCCAACTCCAAAATTTGGATTTTGATATAGACCAGTTAATGTAGATATTCCAACCGGAACAGTTGATATCCCAATAAAGTTTGGATTAAAGACAGTCGCATATACAGTTGTTTTATCTTGGAGTTGACTAATAGAAATTCCATCAGTCGAAATTGATATTGGATTTGATCCTTCTGGAGAATAGACTAACTTTGTTCCATTTGATAAACCGTGATCTGGTAGATATATTTGTTGAGTTTTTACAAAAATTTGAGTGACGCCAACTCCAGGATTTGAAAAAGTTATAGTTTTTCCATATTCTTGATTATAAGAAAATGTTATACCCAATCCTAAAGATTCGTTTGGATTAAAGTAAAAGGTTCTTGGTATATTGTAATCTTTACCACTAATAAGAGAACCATTGAATTCAAATTTGGAAGAATCTTCAAATAATATTGTTCCACTACCAAATCTATTGTCCAAACCACCGGATCCATTATAATTTCTTAAAACCCACAATCTAGATTGTAATTTATCAACCTTTAAAATTTTTATTTTTTCTATATCAGAAATACTAAAAATATCGTTTTCTTTGATGTTGGGAAAATCTAAATTACCAACAACATTAACGAATGTTTGCAAACCAGTATTAGCAACCGTATCTAAGTTCGAAGATAATACTAATTGAGTTGGCTTTATTGAAATTAATTTACTAATAAAGTCATCACTTTCATTATTCAAATAATCTTTCATTCCAGAAATTAAAACTTCAGTCTGATCAACTAACTTATGCGGAACAGAAGTTATTCCCAGAACAATTCCAGAATTAGTGTTGCTAGATGAATTGGGTAGAAAATAAAATTCTAAATTATCAAGAGTGTTAACAGAATCGAGTTTTACTTCAAGAACTTCTCTACCTTCAATTTCCGAAACAACTGCCAAAACATTTTTAGATGCAGGTCCATCATTATTATCAAATACTACTTGATCACCTACACTATAATTATCTCCCGAAGAAACAATTTCAATGTTTTCAACTACACCTTTCTTAATTGAAGTAATTTTTGAAAGATTTCCTTTTTTTAATTTGGAATCTAAAAATTCATATTCACTGTGTGTATTTTGTAAATTGTATGGATATGTATTTCTGATCCATTTTGTCGAATTAATATCAATTGAACTTTGATTTGAATCTAAATCAAAATTGAAATCAATTGGGTTAGAATAGTATGAATTTGCTATTACATACGGGAATTGTGGTTTTCTGTAGTTTGAGAAATTTTCCGAAACTTCTTCTTCAATGGTGCAGAAATATGCATAGACTCCATTTGGATATTCTGGAGTTACACAAAATCTTCCATTATTTTTATCTAAAACTATATCGGGATTTTTTACACCATCTGGTAAATTTTCAGTTCCGACATATCCATAATCTTCTACAAAAAATCCATCTGGGAAGTCTGGTCTTTCGGATGATTGTATTTTTTTATATCCAGAAACCATTCGTTTGACTCCACCTGTCCCATCCCTAAATTCATATCCATATGGTCCGTAAATTGGATTTCCATCATAAGCCCACCCAATTATTGGGGAGTGTATGCTCGAATCAACTTCTCTACCATTATTCTTGACCAGATCTCTGGAGTATGAAATCTGATCCCCTTCAATTTTTTTAGTTATTAATATTTCTCTTAATTTTCTGGGTGGATATAAGTGGGAATATTTTAAATTTAAACCATTAGTGCCTTTAGATATGAATGAATCACTATCATCAGATAAATTTCCAGATCTAATTTTATTCAGTGATGATAAGTATCTTTCAACCTCATTAATTGTCCACTCTTGAATATTGATACTTAAATTTGCGCCGCTTCCAGCAGATTTTACTATTAAAGATGTTGATGATTGTGAATATCCACTTCCAGTGCTTAAAATTAAAACATCAACAAGTTTTCTATTTTGGATTATTGGTATCAAGTTTGCAAAGTTTCCTTGACCAATAACTTGGATATCGGGAATTGAATAATAATCTTTTCCGGGATTGTTAATTATAACTTTTGTAATTTTTCCATTAACAACAATTGGAGTTAACTGGGCAGAATTTCCATTAATTAATTGATATTCTGGGAGTTTATTATAATTTACAATTTCTTTAGATCCATAATTTGAACCTTTTTTATAAACATATACAGATTCTACTCCACCTCTAAATATTGGATCTATTTTTGCCGCTTGGTTATTTTGAGTTCTCCCTACAATTTTTACATTTATGTCTTCATATTTAAAAATGTGAGTGCCAACACCAATACTGTTGAGATTAACTGCAAAAGAATTTAAACTAGTTGATAAGAAAAATGAATTATTATCAATTATATTAACAAAATAACTTACACTAGTACTGAGACCTGAAATAGCAGACCCCAAATTTTTATATACTACTTTGTCATTATTTGAAAATCCGTGTAAATCGGGGCAAGTTATAATATTAGAAAACGTATTAATTCCTATCGGATCAACTAAAACTTTTCTGTTTGAATAGTTTGATCCTTGGGAAATTATTTGTATAGAATTAATTTTATTCTTTAACTCAGCAGACCTTAGTGAGTTTGTACCGACTCCAAAATCAGTGAAAATTGTTTGATTTAATTTTGTAAGAGCATCTTTTTTATTAGAGTAGAGTCTTAGGGACTGTGGGGTTATTACTCCAACATAGTATTTTGCACCTTCTTGCAATCCACCTATTGGAAATGCTCCAATTTTAACTTCATAATAGACTTCCTCACCATCATAAAAATTATGATTTGTGCTAAATCCGATTGTTCCTGTTGTTAAATTTATTAGCGCAGAATTTTCAGAAGAATCAAAATTTTCAGAGTATTCATATGATTCTAAAAATACTTTAGCATCTGCATCGGATCCATTTCCTCCGGATATTTGAATTATTGGAGTTTCCAAATAATTAAAAGCATTTTCCAATACTCTAAAGTCGATCAATCCACCATTAATTATTGGATAAGCTTCACATCCAGATCCTGTGCTATCTGTTATAGAAAGTACAGGTGAATTTATTATGTCATAATTAATTCCAGATGAAGTTGGAGTTATAGATTGTATTTTATTATAGTAAAATTTATCAGTTGACTTATAATTTGTTAACTCAGTTCCATTTATAAAAATTCCAATTTGACCACTATTCGTTTTATGTTCTTTTTGATCTTTTACTGGTTTTTGTATCTTTCTTATGATTGGGGCATAATCCAGGTTTACAAATTTTCTGGTGAAGAATTTGCAAATACTATGTCCAGTATCGAAGAATTCATTTCCATTTGAATCCTCAATAATTTTCAAATCAAAATAATTTTCCGTATTAATATTTGATCTTGATACTGCAAGTTTAATTTGAGTATCACTTATTTTTTTCACATAGTATGGAGTATCTTTTTGTAAATTTAAAGATGCGCCAAATGAGTCTTGAACTGAATAAAAAACTTGATCGCCAGTTATAAATGGATGTGGATTTTGTGATCCAAAATCCAGAACTTTATCTGTTATTTCTGGGTTTATTGTGTTATCAACTTCAATTACTCTGGAATCGAAGATTAAATTTACTAAAGAAGTTTTTGGATTAACAAAATCATTTTTATAATTTGGTATAGAATTTGTTGCTATATAAACTTCATCATTATTTTTTCCATAATATACATTCTGAACATCCGAATTATAAATGTCACTATCGATTGATTGTGAAGAATCTACAAAATATTTGAAATTTTTAATTTTTCTTCTTACTTTATATTTTAGATTTAAATTTAATGGAGAATCATTTGAAAATATAAATGTATAGTCGCCATTAACCGTGATTGGTAGATCTATTTCGTATGTTTCTGGAGTTGAAGAAATTACAGTTATCAAATCTCCAGTCTTTAAAATATTTTTATCAAACAATTCTACATTATAAAAGTATCTACCTGAAGAGACATTGCTTAATGTTATAGACTTCACTTGATACAATACTGGAATATTAAAAATCCAGTTATTTGCCAAGAAGTTATCTTCTTCAGATTTTCCTAAAGTTTTAAATTGAATTGAAGAATTTTCTGATAAATTAAAAGTTTCTCCAATTTCAATGTCTTTTAAAACTCCAGTTACTCTAAACAATACTTCATTTTCATTGTCATTTTCATCAAAATATGATGACTTACAAAACTTATTATAATATACTTCTGTTCCTGGGTTTAAAACTGATGGAAGTGGAGATATTGATAAAAATTGATTATTGGTAGTATTGGCATAAGAAGTAGTATAATTTATATTTTCATCTATTTTAATAAAAAGTTCTGATGATATTTTTGGAAAACCAACTGTAGAATCTACACAGATAGTTAAATCTTCAAGATTTACTTCTCTAGTAATGGTAGTTTTTGGTCCGATTACAAATGAACCAAAGGTGGTTCCTCTCACATTAATATCTCTATCATAATTAAAATCAACACTAAGAATATAATAAGTCTTACCGTTTCTTTCTATTAGTTGAACTCTATTTACAACTGCTGAGGCAATATCCGATATTTCTGTTTTTTCTTGATAGATTGTTCTACCTTCTATTTTAGTAACATCGCCAGATATCTGCTCTACTACTAAATTTTGAGATATTCTGTATTCCGAATTTGAGGGAATAAAGAGATAATCTTGGGGTTTTATTATCTCAACTTTTTCCCCATATAAAGATTTAAATAAAATCTTAAAGGACTGGTCAGTTCCTTTGGAAGTGTAAAAATCTCTTAGTTGCTTTATAAACAAATTTTGGTTTAAATCTTTATAGAAAGATTCATCCTCAAATCCTGGTGCAAACTGAATTTTAATCTTCCTAAAAAATTCTGAGAAAATTAAATTTGATAGATTTTTAACTTGTGAGTTAGAGTTATGTGATTCTACCTGAGAAGATTTAAATTCAAGATAATCATCTTTAGTATCTGCCCTAAAACTTGTTATTCCACTAAAACCTCTAAAACAAGACTTTAGTGTGTGTGTTTTATCAACTACATTATATTTTTTTGATTTATATAAAATTATCTCATTGTCAATTTGAACAATTCCATAAGTATTTGGTAATTTGTATCCACCAGATATTACGATTTCAGTCTCAAATAAAGACAACTCCTGCTGTAGCAATAGTTCTTCTTCAAGGTTTGAAATATTGTCTATCTTTAAGTATTGATCTATGTTCTGCAAAACATCAAGAGTCAATCCTTTACCCTCTAAAGAATTGTAATATTCTTTAAAAAATTCTTCTACAAGAGGAAAAGATTCTTTTATAAAACCTGGAAGTAGATTCTCAAGTACGGTGGAAAGTTTAATTCTTGTGTTTTGCATTTTATTTTCTTATTAAATCTTCATCTAAATAACTTGAATTTTTGATAAAAGTAGTTCCGGAAGTGTCAGAAAGAGATATTATTCTGTCCTCAAACATAGTTATCTTTGTATTATTTGAGTCAAGTTGTAAATATAAATCGGTCAAACCTATAATATCATTTGAATCCGGAAGTGCTGAAATTTCTATTAAGTTGTCTCCCCTGAATATTTTTGTTCCTGTTATATTTAATGGATTTAAAATTATCTCACCTTTAACATAATCAATGGTTCCGGCAGATGGTCTGACTATTATTGGTCTTCCATCTGACTCCAATCTGAATATAAAAACTGTGCCCTTTTTAAGGTCAGAATCTGGAAGATCCGCTATGTAAACAGTTTCTGCAATACCATCAATATTAAATCCAGAAGATCTTATATTGTATCCATTTTGATTTCTAATGTGGAATTGATTACCAAAACAAATTTCATATTCTGCAAGTGTATTTAATGATGCTCTGAGATCTCTTCTTATTCTAACTGAAGTTAAATTTGAGGTTACTGATTTATCACTATTATCAATCAATCTTGTAATATTACTATATCTAAATCTTGATCCATACTTATTTAAATCTGATGATTTTGAATAATTTTCAATGTTTCTTATAATCTTCGTCAAAACATCATTTGGTTTACTTGTAAGGTTTGTATCATAGTAAACATCACTTTCAATTTCAATATAAAGATATTTCAAATCTATAATTTCGGGTCTGATTCCAGCAACAGTATATGATTTTATTTTTCTCTTTAAAATTTCCTTTGCACTATTTGACAAGAAGACATTATTTTTTGGTTTTACTGCAATAAAAACTTTTCCAAAGATTGGTGGGTCTAAATCTTCCCCACCATAAACAGACAATGTTTCTATTTCAGGATATAACTTTGGAACCAAAGCTCTAAAATCGTTTGCAGTAACTGCTCTATTTTGAGCAGAATAGTTTTGTGGTGCATACGATCTTATAGAATTCACATCTTCAATTTCTCTACCACCCGAAGATGGGGCGTTAGATGTAATTAGTGATATACCCCTTGTAAGTACATTACTTTGGTTTGTATTGAAGAATAGATTTCCACTAAAGGTAAATGCTGAAATTCTATCGGCAACACTTCCATTTGTAATTAAATATGATGCCTTAATAACGTTGTCGGGTTGAAGTTTCTTTCCAAAAACACCATCCCCAAATAATAATTCATACTTTTCATCTGGAACTTCTTGCAAAAAGAAAACTCTTGAATTTTCATCAATTGATAATAAACTAGTGGATAATTTGTATTCAGATTCAAATGTATCCATCATACTATCTTTCACCGATACAGTGATTGTATTATAATCAATGTTGGGATTGTCTAAAATATATCTCTGAGGTGGGTTGGGAGTGAATGGATTTACAGTAAATTCTTGTTCTATGTAACTCCCTTCATATATTGGAACATTTTCAAATGAAGCAATATTATTAATAACGGGGACAGTAATATCACTCAATGTTGAAAAGGTATATGTTTCAGAACCAAAAGACTGCGAAGAACTACAAATTATACCTTTCTTTAAAGTAACTGTTCTTGCCTCACTTTGATTATCACTACTATTAGTATCGCTTTGAACAGACAAATCAACAAAAAAGTTGATCGTTGTTGATGATGCTGTTTTTGGCCTTGGAAGATAACCGATATTTCTTGCGAGAGATACGACATTTTCTCTTAATGTCGCACTATCAATAAACACCTCATTGCTAATCATATTAGCATTGTATGATGAGATGTATGTATTATACGCAAGAATATCTATGATATGTGATAGACTAGAACCCTCAAAATCATAATCAGTAAAATTACTGTTTGTTCTTAAATAATCTTTGATTGAGGTTCTAATCTGATCAAAGTCTAAATTTGTGAAGTTTACTAATGCCATTTATCTCGTTGGCTGTAATGCGAATGATAATTTCTGTGGAGGAACATCAACTCCTATGATATTATAAATTATAGTCACATTGAAGTTATTATCATCATAATCTGGATCTACAATTACATCAGTTAATTCAACTCTTGGTTCATATGTTCTTATAGTATATTCAATTTCGGATTTAATACTATTTGCACTTATGGGATCTATATTTTCAAATAATGATTTTGAAATTCTAGATCCCAAATTTTGATTGAATAATCTTTCTCCCGGATAAGTCAAGATAAGATTTCTAACTGCTCTTGCAATAGCAGTTTCATTCTTTAATGTTAGAATATCAAAATTCACAG